GCCAGACTCAGTATGAATGTGACAGTAGATGACCCAAACTCGCTTGATGGAGTCCATGAAGAACTCTACCAAGCGAGCGGTCCTATTCTTTTTCTATGAACGAATCCTGATCTGTAGTGCGCTGAGAATGTACTCAAGCGGGAAGATGGGCACGTAGATCGCCTCATTCCGCATGATGGTCGGGTCGTTCTCGTCCACCAGCACAGAGATGCCAGCCACATGCTGCACAATCTGCTGTGAGATCAAGCCGCTGAACAGGCCAGTCACGACACCTTCGGCGGACTTGAGCAGCGACGCGGTGAACTTCTGACCGATGAACGGATCCAGAGCTTCTCGCATCGACTGCTGCACGTGGTGGATGATCAGCGTCACCGACGGCGTGCGCGTGATCACAGTCTCCATCCTGGTGGTCAGTCCGTGGCGAATGCGGATGCCGGTATCCACCTGCTCCATCACCGTCACACCAGACACAGCGATTTGGTTGGCTTCAGTCGGATCAAGCACGCGGCCGATCCGCTTGAAGCCTTGCACCTGACGCCTCGTCCAGGGGGTGGCGACGTCAATGGCCGGGTTGCAGCTGGCCCCGGCGAGCGCCGCTGCCATGAACGAGCCGTCGACCACCTGATCCACGGAGTTGCTGTTCTCGTCGAGCACCGACACCACGTAAACGTCGGGATATGCGACCACCATCATTTCTGACAGCAGACCCTTGGCGATGGACTGCACCCCGAGCGAGGAAGTGCCGGCCGCGGGTCCGATCACGCCAGTGCGCTCGCCTTCCTGGCGCGGCGCACTCATATATACGCAGTGCTGATTCAGGAATGCGAAGATCTGCGGATCGGTGGCAAGCGGGGTGATGACGTCCGGCTTGACGTTTCCGGTGATGGGCTTGCGCTGCTCGTCAATAGCCTCGGTGTAAGAAGCTACTGAAGCCTGCGAAGAGTTGGCCGCGCGCACCACCTGCTTCAAACCGACAAGCACTGCTCCGTTGAGCATGGCCAACCTGGCGCCGAGCGCCAGCGGGTTGGACGGCATCGGAGGCCCGAAATTGATGTTGATCTTCTTCAGGTCCCTGTAAAGGCCGGTCGCCAGGTCAGTCTTGGCGTAGTCGTACGACACGTAGTAGACGTCGCCAATCTGCGGCTCAGTTCCAGACCGGCTGTAGGTCGCCAGCACCGCTGTGCTGTTGACGCCCACGTTGGTCGTGTTGAACACCGTCGTCTCCACGCCCGGAATGGCCTTCCAAGGAAGGTTCGCGTCGCAGATGAACGTCGGATCGATGATCAAAGTGAAGCTGCCGCCGCTGGCGTAGTCGCCTACGGACAGGGGCAACACCGTGAACCGCAGTCCGGTGACCGCGTCAGTGTAGGTCTGGCCGGGCACGCCAGTGCCCGACGAACCCGCGGCGCCAGCAGACGAACTGACGCTGAAGCCGCTCTTGGTCGACTCGCCAACGTCCCCGGAAGTGCCAGGAATGATGCCCAAGTTCGTGTCTGCCACGAACGCCGTGTTGGCAACGCCCGAGAAAGACAGCGTGGAGGTGGCTCCAGCGGACAGCGAATCGATGCGAAGAAACACACCCAGGCCGGCGGCAGCCACTGCCCACGCGGCGGCGACCATGTAGAACGCCGGCGCTGCGTTCAGCGCTCCTGCGATGGAATGGGCCGTGGGCTGCACGCGAGAAGCCTGCGCGCTGTTCGAGAACCCAAGCTTCGAGTTTGCCGTGCCAGATCCGACGACGATAGAAGAAGTCACGTCGTTGGTCTGCGAGAACATGACCATCTTGCCGGCGTGCGTGCCCTGACCTGCCTTGGCCACAATCTGCGCCAGCGTGCTGGTCTCGGCCGTGTCGGCAAGCGTGTGGAACACCAGGCTTGCCTGGTGCGCGTTGTACTTGTCCTTGAGCTCGTACGACAAGATGAGCAGCGTGCGAAGGTTGGTCGCATCGGCGGCAGTCACCGCGTTGACAGTGTCTGCGGTCGAGTGGTAAGCGCCAGGATTGTTCGTGCGGTGCAGCTCGTACTGCGTCTTGATGTCGTTTGCCAACGCAATGGCGGTGCCCAAGTCAGTGGCAACAGGCGCAGCCACCACATGCACGACGTCTCCAACCGCGTGCCTGGGGGCCGTGGGGACGTGTGCGTTGTACAGGGTCTTGAGGCTGTTGACCAGCACAATTGCCCTGTTGAGCATCGTGGTCTGGTCCGCCGCCGGCGCAGACCCCGCATACCAGGCGTTGACATAGCTGCACACGGCGTCAAGCGACACCGCAGGTCCAGACGGAAGCGTCGCCGCGTAGCTCACGCCGTCTATGCCAAACGCGAACCCGTCGTCCACGCCAGAAGTGATGGAGAACGGAGCTGCGGCCGTGCCGACGATCGACGCCGGCTGATTGAGAGCGTTCCAAGACCCTGCAGCGGACCGACCAGGCAGCAAGCCAAGCTTTGCCGACGCGTCCACCTGGCCAGCCCCGGTCGGCGTAAGCACAACCACGCTGGAAGTCAGCCCGTTGGTCTGGGTCTGCTCGTTGCGCCCCCTGATGTGCAGCAGCGCCTGGGTGCCGTACGAGGCAGACAAAGCCAAGCCATTGGCCACAGGAGTGAAAGTGGTGGCCACAGCGTTGGCAGCGTCTGCCGAACCGTGGACGCCTCCGGCGACAAGCACCCGGTGGGCTTCGTACGCCGCCTTGATTGCCGCAGCGAGAGTGCCAGCGGACCTGAGGTCCGTGGCGTTCGGCGCTGTGCACACGTTGATGGTGTCCTCTGCGCCGTGCACGCCGCCCGCAGTCAGCACGCGGTGCGCGTTGAATTTGGCCTTGATGTCGTTGACGAGCGCCAAGACTTCAGGCAGGTCGGTGGCATCGGCCAACACAATGGGGTTGACGGCGTCAGCGATGGCGTGGATCGCAGGCATCCCGCCCGTGTCCGCGATATGCAGATTGTACGTGGCCTTGATGTCGTTGACGTTGGCCAACAGATTGACCAGAGTGCCTGCCTGCGCAAAGGCGGGCGAGCCGTCAGCGTGCACCTGCTGATCCGTGTCTACAATGTAGTTGACCGCGTCAACCACTTGGGAAACGGTGGAAAGGCCGAACAGAGGCACTGCCGGCAGGTCCACGCCGTCGATTCTAAAGACGACGTGGTCGCTGGCGGAGAACGCGAGCGCAGCCGGATTGGAGATGGGGTCTCCGATGAGCTGCGCTGCAAACGCCGCGTTCAAATGGACAGTCACCGGCGCCCCGTCCACAACCGTGCTGCCGAACACCTCAGTGTAGTTGTAGATGTCGTACGGGCCGGGGTTGGCATTGGAAAACGATGCGTGGGTCGCGGGCATCAGCGAGTTGTCGAACGTCACCGTCACAGTCTCGGCCACCGGCTTTCCGCCGTAGTGGATGCCGTCAGTCAAGCGCTCCACGCCAGACGGCCACTGAACGGTCTGAGGCAAAGCCGCCTTGTTGCCGAACCGAACCTGGAACGCAGGCGAGTTGTTGGACACCGAATTGACCGTGAACTTGCCGACGCCGCTGGAGCCTGACGCCGTGCAAGTGAGCACGTACTGCTCGTCGACGATGATGTTGTACCAGAAGGTCGCGAAGGCCTTGTAATCAGCAGGCACAGGATTCTTGAGCGTCACCAGGCCGGTGCCGGACTCGACCGACTGCACCCTGACTGCCGGGCGAGAGAACGCGTCGCGGAAAGTCTTGCCAACGTACACAGACACCAGGTCTGGCCTGTTGGTCGGCAGGTCGATGCGGCTGTTGGTCACCGTCTGGTACAGGGACTGCCCAAGCGGCGTGTCGCGGCCGTTGCCAGTGGTCGGCACAAGCGGCAACACGAACTTCGTGGTGGACACGATGTTCGTGTTGGCGTCGGTGTACCTTTCGCATTCAGCGCCGTACATGCGGTTGTCGATGAGCATGCCGGTGATCTGTGTCCCGTCAAACGGCACCGTGCCGGTCTTCTGTCCGCTCGTGACCTGAAGAGCCGTGCCCCACTGCACCAGCGACTGGTCCCCATCGTTGACGACGATGAAGTCCGTGCCGTTGATGTAGTCTCTCCGATTGGGAGCTACGCCGACGTTGCCCACCGTCACGATGTTGCTGTTAGGCAGATAGTCAAACGTGTCCTGGAAAGTGTTGAAGTAGTACTGGATTGTCACCAGCGACCCCGCCTTGGGGGCAAACGGCAGGGTGACGAGACGGTTGGCGCCGTCTACAGCAGAGGCAATGACCTGCACGCCGCCAACCATCACGACAACCTTCGAGGTGTCTGTGGTGGTGATGCCGCCATCGAAACCGTCGACAATCGGGCCATTGAAGACGCGGAACGTTGCGCTTCGACCAGTGTAGTCGTTCGGGTTAAATCCGAGCGCGGACGAGGCGTTCGGGCTGTCGGTTGCAATGCGGATGTTTCCCTGCGCCACCAGCTGCACGTGGCTGTTGCCCTGCGCATCGATGTGCACCGATGCCGACAGTCCAGCCACTCCCGCCGCCGTGATGTCGTTCACGACCTCTACCGCCGTCCTGGTCCCACCCGCAATCGTCGCGCTCACCTTGGTGGAGTCATCCAGGATCAGATGCAAAACGTCGTTGGACCCGGTCGTGATCTGATACGGCTCTGCCTGAGGAGCCACAAGCACAGCGAGGCCGTCCGTCACTTGCGACGACACGTCGTCCGTGATGCGAGTATCCTTGCGATGGAAGTAATAATTGATCGTCACGCTGTCGGTGGGCCCTGGGGCCAACAGCAGCGACACGATGCCGTTCACTCCGTCGAGCTGCGACACGACGACCTGCTGGCCGTTGACCGTGACCGACACCTTGGAAGGGTCGTAGGTCACGCGCCCGGTGCCGCCGCCGTCCACGATCGGGTAGTTGCGCACTCGGAACCGCGTCATCGAACCGTCTTGAGCGCCCATCACCGGATTGGTGCTGCTGCCGCCAATGATCCACCTGCTGGATGCGTCTTCGCCGAAGATCGGCGTGTCGGCCACGCTGCTTGAGCCGCGGATGATCTCGAAATCGGTCTGGGACAGAGTTTCCTTGCCGGTCCCGATCAAAACCGGAACGCGCAACCCTCCGAGAAGTTGCCCGACAACCGGTTCAGCGGTAGTCCGTGTGTAAACACCAGGAGGTGCGTAAGTCGTGAACGGTCCAATCATTTGCGGCTCCTTCTGAAGCGGTGTATCTGGTATGCGTCTGCCTAACACGCGTTCGCATTTGCGTTTATGTGTGCGTTTGCGTTTAAGCTATATCGCTTCCAGCTTTGAGCTCTGGACACCCGGCGGCATAGGGAGCCTAGCATTCAGGAAAAGAATTTTGTCAGGCGGGTCAGGCGGGTTTCATGATCCAACGCTTTTTACCTAGGTCCCATACACGGAAGTATCCTTGCTTTGACCTGAGTTCGCGTTCTGTCAGTCCGGAGAGACG